AAAAATAGGGCACAGCATCGTGCCCTATTTATATTATAGCATATTATTCTGCTATTCCTATTTAGATACTAGACCATGTATACGCATTAGGGTCTTTTGGTGATTCTTCGGATGTAGTTAAAACTGTACCACGATAAACATAGGAATCAATGTTAGGTGTCCATGTAGCACTCTCTTCAAGTTTTATCCATTCAATTGTACATTTACCTGTACTAGTGCTTGGAACTTGGTAAACAGAGACTAGTGGACTAAGAGAACTCGAATCAGCAGAGGCTGTAAATGTACCCTGCCATACGTCAGTTAGACCCTCTACAGGTTTTAAGTCACCGAATCCCCAGTCGGAAGCATTATCTCTATTAAAGAAGGGTCTAAATACTTGAGTACCCGGCTTTGTACCTTTTAAGGTGATTGTATATTTTTTACCCCCCACTAAAGGTTTGATTGAGTAGCTTGCAACCGCATAGTTGCTATTTTCAACTGGTTTTTGAGAAAGTATTCTGTTTTCATTTACATCCTCTTGGCTAATATTCCAAGGTTCACTTAATAAATTAGGTTGATATGGTGTAGCAGTAGCACCTTTTTCTAATTTTATATCATAGTAGACTCTTGCTTTACCTTTTGACGTACTAGCAAACCAAAATTGAAAGAATGGGCTGATTTGTTTATCCCCAGTATAATCACTAGGAGTAGTAAATGTTGCAGAAACTCTATTTTTACCAACTTCTTTTTTACCGATTATAGTTACAGGACGAGTTAGTATCCCGTTGACATTCGAGCCATAAGTAAAGCTTTGACTTGCACCGCTAGCAACAAATGCTTCATCAAATTCAAGTGTTACCGAAAGAGTATATTGAACATTAGGTAAAACACGGGGTTGAAATGGTATAAATACACTTGTTCTGACAGCGGGCGCTTCAATATCGCAGTCAACCTCAAAATAATCTCCATGGTCAGTAACTCCTTCTGCTACAGGACTCATAGTACTGGACGACCTACTCAATAAATCAAAAGAAGCATTGTTTATCAAATTAGGGTTCCCACTATAATCATAAGCACCGAAGTCAGTGCTGTTTGAGTATAGGTCATGTCGAACTTTAATAGATACTTCGCAAGTAGCACTAATGGTTCTGTCTTCACCATACACGGTTAATGTGGTTTCCCCAATAGCTACTCCTGTAATATTACCAGAAGTATCTACAGTAGCAATCTTAGGGTCTGCTATTTCCCATTCTAAACTTTTGTTAGTTGCATTGGCAGGAACAGGAGTAGCAGTAACTTTCGCTGTTTCACCAATAGCAACTTCAACACTTTCACTAGAAAAAGCCAGCCCTTTAAGAGGTATTTCACTTAGACATTCTACAGTACTCTGTAGCCCTAAGCTGTATCCGTCACCTAAACGATAATTAAATAGTACATTTAGCATGTCTAGTTCAACTGTCACATCTTTATCTGTTTTGTTATCAAAAATGTAACGAACAAATAACAGCTTGTAGTCATTTAAATAGTCTGTAATACGATTCGCTACTAAGTTGAATGTACGCATACGTAGGTCTAAGCTATCCATGTTTAGTTTGTGCCATGTACTTGTAGAAAAGTCGTACAGCTCAACTGAGAAATTAATTGGTGAACTTGGACTTACTAAAGCTTTAAGTGCTGTAGAGATATTGAAATTTTCAAACACAGCATTCAACGCTTGGTCTTCACCTAAGTCAGCAACAAGTTTTTCAAATTCTGTAGCATAATTTTCTTCGATAAATGTTTTAATATCAAATACCATATATGCCTTTTTGTTTGTTACATCCCCATTTACCGTCCATGTATATTTAGTCGGGTCTAATGTAGGTGTTTCTGTATCTTCTATCAGAGAGCCTACGTAGTCGTAGGAATCAATGTTAGGAGTTCTGGTGTCGCCTTTTTCAATCTTAACCCAATCTATTTTACATGAACCTAATTCTGGATAACGTTGGTAAATGCGTAGCTCTTTAGCTCCAGTGTTAATATTATCAATATTATATGTGAAAGTAGCTCCCCATTGGTCTGGTAAGCCCTCTATAGGTTTCATATCAGCCATAGTTCTATTACCGTTATCTTGTGCTATAAAAACTCTAAAACCTTGATTAGCTGGTTTCGTACCTTTTAGTGTTACCGTGTAGGTTTCTCCTTTCACAACGTAATCTTTAAGTGTTTGTTGTGTTATTAACTGGGTAGAAGTAGTAACTGGTAAACCTACATTTGGTGCAATATTAGGTTGTACAGGAACGTCACCAACCTCATATGGTTCATCTAATAAGTTAGGTTTCCAAGATGGTTTGGTTGTTTTTGCTCCCTCTTGAATTTTAATACTATCATTCTTGATTTTGATAGCACCCTCATAAGCTTGTGGAATAGCAATGTGTAACCAGTGTTGAGGGTAGTCAGCTGTATATGTTTCTCCCTCTTCTATCTTAACAGTATATCTGATATTAACTTTACCTTTAAATAAGGTGTTTGATAGGTTCATCTGTAACCAAGCTGACTTAAAGTCATTCACATCATCAGGCATAACATGATGGTCTGGATAAGTTGTTACTGTATACCATTGGTTAGCTTGTGGGTTAATTACGTCTCCCAATAGCGTACCTTTACCAGTACCATCTGTTTTGTTAATTCTATAACTCATTCTTATACGACCTTCCCACGTCTCACTAGTACTTACCTCAGCGGTTAAGGTGTATTTTTTACCAGCTACTAACTGTGGTAAAGATTTCACAAATCCGGCATACACATTCATGTCTGTCACGTTATTGCTGAAATCAAAACTTATATGAGTACCTTCATCACTTTTAGTAATATTTTTACCCATTAAATCCCAATCATTGAAACCTAGTTTACCAATTAAATTAGGGTTACTTGGTAAGTTAAGTGTATTAGTAATAGAAAGCTCAGTCCATTGTTTAGCTTGTATTTTTTTATTAGCTATTTCTAAAGGGAACTTGGGTGTGTTATTACTATCATTAACACGGTATCTTATGCTTGGTGTTACTTCTTTTTCAGACCACATTTCAACGCTCATGGTATACTGTTTTTTATCTGCTAACAAAGGGATTAGTTTTTTAGTACCCTCTGTGTTCCTAACGTATATATTGCGAATATTTTCGCTAGTTGGTAAATTATTAAAACTAGTTATATTACCGTCTTCCCCAGTCTTAGTAACATTCTGGTGTGAAAACATATAGTCATCAGTTGTGATTTTTGGCATTTGGTTAGCTGGTGCTTGGGAACTGGTTTGGTCTCCCTCTTGAATCATGATATCATAACGAATATATAATTTACCTTTAACCTTAGCATCCTGCCATAGTTGTAAATAAACATAGTCACCGTCTTTTTGGTCAGCTGGTACAGTAAATACTTTAGACACTCGTTTCCATTGGTTACGCATATCAGCACTTGGATTTATACCACCTGGTGCAAATGATCCAGCTGGGTTCCTAGTGTATATTGTGTAGTTTAATGGTGAACTAGAGTAACCTTTACTATCTGCAAACTCATCATCAAACATCATACTAACACTTAGTGTATATGTTTTACCTTTAGTTAAACGTGTTACAAACGGTACAAAACAGTTTCTAGACGTACCAACCGCTGACGCGTCATTAGCGTCAATCACAAAGTAGTCACCGTAGTCTTTAATATATGGTAGTGGTGGTGAAAAGAAATCATAGCTTCTACTTAATTTAGAATAATCTAAAGTTGGTAACAAGTTTGGTGCGGTTGAATAATCATAGTCACCAAAGTCTAAGCTGTTGGAGTACAGGGTGTGTACATTTTTTGTTGCAGGTACTTGAATAGAAGCTGTTCTTCCGTCTTTTTCTTTTGTTTGATTGTACATGTCAGAGCCTGCTTCACCTAGAGTTGTTTTTAAGTTACTCATAGAATCAGTAGCTTTTGGTGTGTAATCAAGCAATGTGGTACTTGCTAAGTGAATATAGCCTCTTCCATGGTTAAATGCCCCTGCAAGCACGTCTTCTCCGTTTAGCTTAGAGTTATTTGTGTGGAAGATGTTATTCCCCACAACTTGTGTTCGTTGGTCAGACAAGTTAATGTTACCTCGTAGGTCATAATACAAACCGTTAAGGAACTCTAATTCTGTTTTATTTGTTACGTCTAAGTATACATAAGGACTTTCTACAGTTGTTTTATTCTTAGCTAAGCTTGTATCTAGTCTTAGATAGAATAAAACACCCGCAGGTTTGAAAGCCTTGATAATCTCTACGATTTCAGGAGGAAATGGTCTGTCAATTGAAATGTCAATAATTGCAAAACGGTAGTAATAACCCATTAAGTGGTCATCACCGTTTAATTTAGATTTATTTGTGCGGAAGATGTTTCTCCATGGTTCGTAGATTTGAACGACTGCATCATTATCATTAAGAAAATCTACTAGTGCATCAATGATAGCAGGAATTGTACCACGCTTAAGAAGTAGTTCCCGTATGATACGTGCACGATAGTACTCATCGTCCCAACCGTCCTTACGGTACACCCCGAACCAATCTCCCCAAGTGTCTAGGTACGTATCTGTAGCAGACTCTAAGGAGGATTGTATTTTACTAGCAATGGTTTCTTGCTCTGCCTGTGTTAATTCATAATTCAACGCATTTAACACAGCGAAATTCGTGTCATCGTACTTCTCCGGACGTTTATTTCTTCGCAAGAGTGGGTGTATGTTTCTGAAAAAATTACTCACAATTTTACCTCCTAGATTAATTCTATTGTTACATCTCCTGCACGAATGATTTCCTCGTCTCTAATATCTAAGTTACCATCCAAGTTATTAATTACGCAGTCATATATTAAGTTATCATCAATATTCATGATAGCCTGTAACAAGTCAGCTTTCACTAATGTTTGAGATACTGTACGACTGTTTAGATAGTTTCTGATAGTTAGTTCAATTCTTTCTTCTAGTGCAGTGTTAATTCTGTTTTTATTATTAATTGTGATTGTTACATCAATTGGTACTGTAAGTTTGACTACAGGGAACACATCTAGTTTAATTCCCGCAGGTCGATAGTCTTCAATAGCTGTTTTGATTTTAGCTAGTGTTTCACCTTTTAAGTCCCCGTTCAAGTCATGAGCATAAATACGTACATAACCAACTTCCTCTTTGATATACACACCGGACACTTCTTCTACTTGTCGTGTACCGTAATCTAAAGCTTTAATCGTAGCTCTACCACGGGACTCAACAAAAGCATGGAACCTTTTCTTCACAGATTCAATACTTTCTTCATCTGTACCAGTAAGTATGTCATATTCATTATACACTTTTTTCAGGTTAGAGATGTTGTTAATAACACGATTGATTCTACCTTTAGCAATGTTCCCTTTCGAACCTACTGTCGTACAGTAAACTTCTACTTTTGCTGTAACAACTCCGGCAGGAATCACATAGTCTCGCATTGTTTGGAATGTCAAGTTACTAGGTGCACCAGACAAGCTAGAGTCAAAAGTTGTACCTGTAGGGACATAAACAGGGGTTTGTGTTACAGTATGGAACTCTAGAGTCACCATACCGTAAGCTCGTTTGGCTTCACGTTTTCTAAAGTCGAAAGCATTTAGTACCCCCTGCTCAATCCCCCATAAAATATTTTCTCTTCCTAAAATGTAGTATTGTTCAAGTTCCATTGATACAGCTTCATAAATGGAACGAATCGTAGACCCTACAGAGAAGTCGTTTAACTCATGAGTGTTAATCATGGTTACGTCAATTAGTCTACCTAAAATTTCTGAAATTTTCTTTAGTCTCACAGGGATACTCCTTTCTACTCTATCACAATTGCGCCCACACTATCATTTTGTACTACAAATTCAAACTGGTCTTTTGTAGATTGTATGGTTGCTCTGTAGTTCCCTACATAATGGTCTTCTTCGATGTAGTGACTGACTAATACACACTCAGCTACTCGAGTATCTTTTAGTACCGTTTCGCACACTTCTAAGCTGATTAGTTTCATCTGCTCAATAGTGGTTTTCCCGAAAAGCAAATGTAAATTACTTCCGTATTCGGGGTGTAGCATTAAAGACCCCTTAGCGGTCATTAGACGGGAGATAGTAGCTTGCCTTATATTATCTGCTCCGCTGGCTGTCTTAAGGTCTCCGTGCCCGTTATGGGTCAATGAGAACACCTCATCACTTGTACCATGATTTTCGTAGTACTCTGTCTCACTTGTCATGTCTAAATCTCTACCTAAAGAGAGGCTAAGCAAGAAGTCCATGTCTCGTTGGTTTAAATGGTTAATATCCATGTCTAACAGATTAGCTTCTACAGGAATCACTAAGGTGTCTCCCGGTGTTGCTAGGTGTTCGATATTAGCCATCTTCTCCTGCATAGTATCTACTATGTATGGATAAACCAAGGAGTTATACTCAGCAATCTTTATCCAGTCATTTACAGAACCTGTCTCCATTTGAGCAATGGATTGCATGGTTTCTCCATAAACGATTGTATGTTTCTTATATCGTGCCATTTACTGGTAACCCTCCTTGAATTAATGGAATCTGTTCTTGAATATAACCAAGGGCAATATCCATAGAGTGTAAATCCATTACAATATCAGTATAATCTTTTTTCTCTCCTAAGTAGTCCACAAGATACTTCACGTTTTCACGTGTTTGTTTCACATCTGATTCATTAATCATTTTGAACATTTCAGGTTTTTCTTCAATTGCATAAATTAAAGCAAAAGATTCAAGTACTACGATTTGAGCTAACTGGTAAATGTCAGGAGCTGTTAATCGTAGTCCACTCTTCAAGAACTTATAGGTTAGTGAATCCTTGGATAACTCTTTATTTGTTTCACTAATGTTATTGTCTTTCACAATATCTAATAAGGTACTAGATATTTTATTCACTCTTGTGTGCGGTGTGTAAAATCTAGAAATAAAGTTAGGTTGGTCGTCTATGACATTACTAACGACATCTCCTTGCACGTTTACGTTTAAGTAACGAAAGAATCTTAGCAAGTCCGCAGATTGATATACAGTTGCCATTATTGACCACCTCCGTAACCAATTAATCTTTTTAGCTCAACTAAACCGTAGTTATAGGCACCAGATGTACCACTAGGGTTTACTGCTATATTTGGCAACACAGAATTTTTATACTGTTCATGTAGTAACTGTGCAGGTGTTCTAATTATACCACTTCTTGTGTCTTTGTCTTTGTCTCCTACACTAGGATTTTTATTTCCGATTTCTGGGTTAACTTGGTCACGTTCAGCAGGTTCCCCTGCTTTTCTTAATACAACTAAGCTTAATGTATAAGTAAATAGTAATGGCTGTTCCGCAGAACGTTCTATTATGAGACCCTCTGGGGCTAAATGAACCACAAAGTACTGGTCATCAGTAAAATTATAGAACTTCATTTCTACTTTTGGACGGTTCCCATTCCCACCTTTATTTGCGTAGTCGTCTATCATATCTGATAGTTCTCTTAATCTATCAGCACCGTTCATTCCTCTAGAGTCTTTTCTAAATCCAGTTGTACCAGAGAATTGAATGGTTTCAATATCTTTACCAAAGTCCTCAGTGATAATGTTAGACTTTGTTTTAAAGATTGTTACACGGTGTGGTTTACTGTATTTATACTGAGTTGGGTTAACTTGAAATCTATACCAACCTGTGTTTGGGTCGTCTCCAACTTGAATAGCAATTCTTTTTAATGTTCCACCCATTCCATCTGATTGTCCCACACTTATCACGTCCTTTCGTCATTAATATAGTACAATTAACTAAGAAAAAAGAGGACAGCCTAAGCCACCCTCTTCCTCTCCCCGAGCATTATAGGAAGAACCCAATAGCTAGTCCTGCGACTAAGCCAATGGAAATCCCCAGTGTTAGAAAGACTACTCGGGTGTTTGTTCTTTTTTTGTCATTTCGTCTACAATTCTTTGTACATCTTCTCGAATCATAGCAGGAACTTTGTCCATTGTCCATACCGTTGGGTCTTTCATGACATACGTTGCATATAGCATTGATAGATGTGGATACACAGTTATCACCTCCTTTAAAGTTAACCTGTAATCATGCTTGACAGCATATTGATTGCATCCATTAGAGCTAACTCATTTAATTCTACTTTTTGTTTTAACTCTTTGTTTTCTTTAGCCAGTGCATCAAACTCTTCTTGGCTGATTTCTCCATCTCCATCTAAATCAATTACAGGTTTTTCTGGTAACGGTTCATCAGGAATAGAGTCCCAAGTTATAGTTGCTATTTCTTCTATAGTCTCTTTCTCGTCTACTAATGGGTACAGCTTACAGTTTAACTTATCGATTTTCTCTTTTTTTACTAAAGTAGCATATGTGTATAAGGTCATAAATGCTAATTTGTCAAGCGCTATAATTTGTACTTGACCATCTTTTATAAACTCCCAATCAACACTTGTGATACTCTTCATTTTAAAAAGCTGTTCAGTTTGCTCAAACAATGACTGTTTATTTTCTGAATAGGAAACATGGTACATGATTTTTTCGTGTTCATATAAGAATCCTTCGAGTATTTTTTGTTTGCATTCAAGAGCTAGTAGCTCCTTTTTATCTTCTCTAGCAAATTTAATTTGCCTGTCGGGAACAAAAACAAGTTCTCCATCTATGAATCTATAAGAAGCACAGCTATTTGCAAAGAAGGGGTGGCTAGCAGGGAGAGTTACGGAAATTAGACTTCCTTCACCGTTTAAGTTCTCTCCCCACTGCTCCACGTAGTTATCTTTGTCTAAAATTAGTACGATTTCTTTATACTCTAACTCATCTGTCACCACTCATACACCGCCCTTAGTACTGTTTTAGCATTTTCTCCTGCACTATTGTTTTCGCTGACACCTGCAATTATTGTCCCATGGTCTTGAATATGGAAAACTTTAACTGCTATTGTATTGGCGTATGTTGAAACAAGTACGCGTTTATATTGGTCTCCGGTTGATTGCAGTGTAGCTTTATGAATTAAAACACATACAGAGTCAGCATCAGAAGCTACTCCGTTCATATATTTTGAAAAGAACAGTGCCCAACCATTAGGACAAGCATAAATACTTTTTGATATGGCTATTTTTTGTGTATTCCCTATATACCAAGCCCCAGACCAAAGACGATTCTCTTTAAATCCAGAATTTTCCGGATTCATAGTAAAGAGTGGAGTGCTATCATTATTAATATAAAGGGAACCGTCTCTCATATACATATAATCATAGTCATCCAAGTTATTAGAATTAACAGTCTTACCTGATTTAATAAAGTGTAAGCCTTCTCCATGGTTATCCATTACATCATTAGAGAAAAATATCCCGTTTAACCCAGATATATCACTATTGTTCATCTGAATACCTGTTTTACCTGAATCGTGGTATCTTTCCGGCTCAATTTCAATTACACCATTAAGGTTACGACTTTCTCCTGTACCTGTTAAGTTACCAAAACCTACAGATTCACGAACAGCATCAATAAACATGATAGGTTTTCCGGCAGGAATATTTGCTTCCCTAGAAAAACTACCAAATTTATCTTTAATAGTTAATCGGAAATTCCAACTGTATTCGTTAGGTATCTTAACGACAGTGGTAGGAACAATAACTTTTGTACCATCAGTACTAAAAGTAACGGGCGTTTCTGAACCCCAAGTATCAGTATCTGCTCGTTTTGTTGCATAAGTTACAGCAGTAATTGCATTTTTGTTTACTCCTCCAATAGTAACAGGCGCCCAACTACTTAGTACATTTAGTTCTGTGTCTACTTCAAAGTTATTTCTACGAGCAATCGTATAAGCAACATCCGGATTTGTATACGGATATACTTGAACTGTTTTCGTCCATGAAGTACTGAACCCACGACTATCTAACACAGTAACAACTAGTGTAGAAGCTGTTCCTTCATTTGGTGCTCCAATATCAATATTAAATCCAGAAGCATCATAGTTTGCTGTCTTGGTAGCACCACCTAAAGAGGCTTGAACGGTTTTAATCGTTGCATATCCCTGACCTGTGGCAAACTTAGCCGGAATAGTTACTCGAATATTGGACTTACTTTGTAGGGCTACTTGGTCACTACCTGTAACGTTTGTAGCTTCGGTACTTAAGTCAGCATAGGTTGGTGTTCCGTTTATAACAGGTAAATAGTCTTCTTTTGGAATTGTACAAACAATACGCTGTCCCATCCAAGGAGTTCGATATTGTACCCCGTTATAGTAACTGGTTACTTTTATTTGTCCCCATGTACCAGCGTTATCCGGAGAAGCTTGTAGAATCTTGTCTACATATTCCTGTGTTAACGTAAATGTCATTGTATTAGCATGAACATTTGTTGCTACAGGAATTAGTACACCGCTGTAGTCAAATACACCAGTATATTTAAAGTTAGCATCCGATTGATAGTTACTTAAGTTTACGATAATTTTTTCTCCAACTTTAACTTTTAAGTCACCACCAGAAGCTTGCGCATTCATTGGGGGTTTTATTCGGAAGGTTCGTTGTTGGCTCGGCTCAGACTCGTTTAAACCATTCGTCCAGAGCTTAACCTTACCTACCCATTCGGTGTTTGTACCCATCCTCTTGAACATTTCTGTAAAGTTCCCAACACTAAAGTTAAACGTACCACTTGTACCTACATTTGTTATATCGTTTAACCAAACCCAATGGGAGTCATCTGTTAATGTTGGGTTAGCTCTATTTGCGACCCATACACTTAAATTGTGATTAAAACTAGAACTTTGTCGAGTAATACTTACGCTTAGTTTGTTTGGAATATTCAAATCCGGAACAGGGTTCAAAGAACTCTTACGTGGGATTCTATCTAAATAAACCGCAAATGCAGGTATAGTAATTGTTCCATAATAAACTCCTGCAAATGTTACGTTTACAAAGTAGCTACCGGTAATAGTAAATGATTTGTTACCATCTGCATCATGGTTGACACGCCAAACTTTGGCTAATAGTAATTTTTTCTGATATGCGTTCAATTGAGAGGTTGCATTTTCTGTTTGTCTTAGCCCATTGGCTGTTACCTGCGCTTGACCTACAGCGGAGGCAGACATTGCACCATAGGCATCCATAGATTGCAAATACAACCAAATACTTACATCAGAATAGTTACCTGCAATATTTTGAGAAGCTCTCCATTCTAATACAAGTCTATGTCTTGCAAAAGCTGTATACTTGCTACCGCTTATAGCCATTTTTTCACCTCATTATTTTGTTTCTCATAATATAATTATAGCACAACACAACAAAAGAGAGCCTTACAGGAAAGGCTCCCCTCTATTTGTTATGTGTTAGACACCGTAGTATGGCTAACATCTCCGGAAGCTACGAACGCCCAACCAATCGTATTGGTTTCCTTGGAGTTCATCGCAAACACGGAAATAGGTTCCATAGTAATACGTTTTTCCGCCTTCAACATCTTAACTTCGGTTACCTGACCATTTAACGTAAAGATACGTTCCATTTCTCCATTAACCCTAGCATAACCTGAAAACTCTTGCGGAGTAATCATTGTATAACCATCTGTTTGATTATTCTTAACAGTAATACCGTTAATATCAATCTTAACGTTCGTGTTATAGATTTCGCTTGGGTACGGTTGCCATTTCAACGCAATGTTACCAATGTTGTACATAACCCCTGATATGATTACAGTTGCTTGTGCTCCATTTGTAACAAACAGCTCAATGACAGTATTTGGGGATTCCGGTTCAAATACAAGTTTATACAAGTGGTAGTCACTTGGAATGCCTTGTGTAGCATCTGTTACTCCTACTGTGTATTTCAGCACACCTTCTTCATAAATATGTGCCCCACATTGTAAACCTGCAGTATCTCCAAAGGTAGCTACGTTCATATAGAAGGATAAGGCATATTGCAAGCCTTGTTTAGCTTCTGGTAGTTCAATCGCTTGTTTGATAGTTGCATTTTGCACTCGATTTATCATAAATCCAGAACCAAAACCTAATTTAGCTAATTGGTCATTCTGGGTAGTGTCTATACCAGAAGAAGCTTGCCAGAAATCAGTCCCGGAGAATCCCAAAGAGTTCTTCAACATATTAACCCCACCGGCTTGTTGGACAGAGAAAGTAAAGCTATCTTTCAACTGTTCTAACTCCGTATTAGTTACATATGGTGAGAAGTCAATTCCTGCAATACCCTCTTTTAGCAAACGTTCATACTCAGCTTGCATAGCATCTAAGTCATCGTAAGAAGCAAGGTTGTTCAAGTCTTCTGTGTTAGCCTTCTTATCAAAGATACCTGTAAAGTCCTCAGAACCTAATACAGTATTAATGATTGCATCAGAAGAAATCTTTTGTTCTGCTTGTGCTACCCAGTCAGCAAGGCTAGAACCATCTTCACCCCAAGGCAAGTCTTTTACTTCTTCTGGGGTTAGGGCAACCCATCCAGTTTCTCCTCCTGTCCAACGTTTTGGTTGGTTTGGAGTCTTGGAAGAGTCCACCCAGACTAAACCGATAGCCGGATTTGTTGGTGCTGTTGGTGAGTAAATCCAAGCACCTTCTTTACCGTTCAAGGCAGTATCTATATCTTCTGGAGCAGGAGTCCAGTCAGATGCGAAAGAGCCTGCTTCTAATTTCAAATTTCTTATTCTAAACGTTGTTGCTCCCATTGTCGCAACAGTTACTGAAGCTTTCTTACTTAAATCAGCAGTTGTCGGGATTACAGCAACTTTGGACATTTTTATCCATTTATTTTTTTCTTGCCCTAAACCGAAAGGAACGTTTGGAATATCCCCTACAAGTTCTCCTGCGCTATTAAAAAGTCGGACAAACACTGATGACCCATCTTTTACAATAGATTCAATGTATATTTCAAATGATAGAACTATCTGCTGTCCCCGATTAAGGCTTTGTAAATCTATCATTTTGGATAAGTACAGTCTTGAAGTGCTGTTATCTACTGCATCAATCAGTGTATATTCATTGGCTACTAAGGTAGCTGTCAAGCTTTTTAAAAAAGAGTTGAGTGACTCTAGGGTTCTCAGAGAAGATAGTGGAATGTAGTTTCGTCCGCCACCCTGTATGTTATCTACTGTATTTTGGGCGTTGTCTGCTAACTCTTTCGCTTTGGAAGCAATAGCATTCAATAAATCGGTACGAGCAGAGTAGTACGTCTTAAACGTATCTCTCATCGTCTGTCCAACAATCGCAGAATTTGTTGTTAAATTTGCCAGTATTGGAGTTAGATAGGTGTTCAGCGCATTATATGCAGTACCATAGGTGGTTTTATTTACACCAAATTTATCCGCTTGAGCATCGTTCTTTGGCTTTTCGGCAACAATAATTTCCCACTCTTTTTTCAAGTCTAGTTTCTCATTAGGAGTAACTAGATTATCATTAGATAAATCAGAGATAGATTGGTTAGCTTTATTTGCATCTTGTTGTGCTTTAGTAGCATCAGCTTGTGCCTTCTCAGCCTTTGCTTTAACTTGTTCTACCCCAGACTGCGCTGTATCGGCTAGGTCTTTCGCTTTTGTAGCAACAGCATTTAAAAGGTCTGTACGGGCTGAATAATAGGCAGTAAAGGTATTCCTCATAGTTTGACCAACAATAGACGAGTTCGTGGTTAAACTAGCTAATATAGGCTTTAAATACGTATCTAATGCTGTGTATGCTGTTCCGTAAGCTACTTTGCTTACCCCGAACTTATCTGCCTGAGCATCATTCTTAGGTTTCTCAGCTACAATAATTTCCCATTCTTTTTTCAAGTCTAATTTCTCATTAGGAGTAACTAGATTATCATTAGATAAGTCTGTAATAGCCTGATTTGCTTTAGTAGCATCTGCTTGGGCTTGGTTAGCTGAACTTTGTGCGTTATTTGCACTATTCTGTGCATTGTTAGCATCTGATTGGGCTCTATCTGCTAGCTCTTTAGCTTTTACACTGATTGAGTTTAGTAGATTCGTTCTTGCAGTGTAGTATGCTCTGAACGTATCTCTCATAGTCTGACCTACAATAGCAGAGTTGGTTGTTAAATCAGTCAAGATAGGTGTAATGTAGTTACTTAAAGCTGTGTACTTCGTACCGTAGTCCGTTTTGCTTACACCAAATTTATCTGCCTGAGCATCATTTATAACCTTTTCATCTACAATAGTTTCCCACTCTTTTTTCAAGTCTAATTTCTCATTAGGAGTAACTAGATTATCATTAGATAGGTCAGCAATTGACTGATTTGCTTTAGTAGCATCTGCCTGAGCTTTGTCTACGTTTTCTTGTGTTTCTCTAACGTCATCGTTTAGTTTATACGTATCTGTATAGTCACGTAGACGTAAACCATTTAGCCAAGATTTTTCACCTGTAGCTTCCCGGTTTAGTAAGAACCCTAGTTGGATGCTACCTGTTTCTTGCGGTAAGGTAGCACTGTTTACAAAGTCTTTTGAACTACTAATTAAGTGACTGTACTTTGTATACGTAGTTGGGACTTTCAAATTAATGTGCTCTTTAGGGTAAACATAAGTAGAGCCGTCAGAAGTAGGACTAAGTGTATGCCCTACTGGGAAAGAACCATCTGCTGTTTCTTTATTACGTAACCCCCAAGGAGACCGCAAAGTAATTTTATTTGCTGCGGTGTCTATTGCTCCATTGTCATATACGTTCATCTGTGTGTATCTACTATATGTTCCGTCTGGGTAAGTATACCCAAATGAGTTCTTGTATCCCCACATAACAATACTACGTTGGTAACTTTGTGGTGCATTGTTATTCCATAATGAGGCATCTTCTACATATATCTCGGTATCTCCTACTTTAAGAGGTTTAACTAGCTTAGTATAGTTAACCGGAGTAAATGAACTATAGTCTTTACCACCTAATGTGGGTATAGTAATTCGTTCTCCGTCCACATCATAAGGGGCAATCATTGCGTAACTTCTACCCTCACCCTTTAACGTGCGCATATAGTAATCGAAATTATACAACCTCTTATTATCGAGAGTAATTTTTTCAGAAAACAGTACTGTTTTATATGCTTCTTCCTGACGGAAGGAACCTTTACCTACAATCCTATCAGCACCATCAAAGATACCACCAATGTTCGTATTGTTCCCTAGTTCACCAAAACCATTTGTAATTAAGTTATCAGAACGAGCACCAATATAATCTTTAATGTCATCAGCAACATTATTAATGTCTTCTTGAATGTCAATATCCGATTTTTTCCATGGAGTGGAACGAATACCAACTTCTAATTGTACATTACCAAAGTGTACTTCACTAACATTTATACCTTCTACTCGAAGTAAGACCCCAGTAGTTGTTTCTGCTACTTTTCGTTGAACAACTACACGAGTAACACCTTGACTTGCACTTACGTTATCACTATATGCACGTTGCCATGTACCACTATCTAAAGTAAAGATACTTAGATTTGCAGTACCTGAACCAACTACTTTTAAATTAGCGGAAGCGGTCAACCATTGACCTGCTTTGACTTCCTTCATTCGATAGTTAGCTAACCCGACATTAGCAATATTCGTAGCAGAGTTCCCGACATCATATTGGATAACTGTAGATGTACCACTTGGTTTTATACAAACCATGTCTTCTACAAAACTTGCGCTTGTAGTAGAAGGAATATAGTAGTAACCAACATTCTTAATCATTAAACGAGGATACATATGGTCTCCAGAAGAGAATCCGATATAGTTGTATCCACCAATGTTATTTAAGTCATCATCTACTTTATCTGCTGTATCCTTAGCTTGGTCAGCTACTTGTTTAGCTAGGTCAGCTACACGGTTAAGCAATGTTGTTCTACGGTCATAGTACGTATTGAATGTACTGCGCATAGTAGAGCCAATAATTACAGAAGTTGTTGTCATGTCTACCAACAATGGGTCTAAGTATGTTTTTAGTGCATTATACGCTGTTGTATATTGCGTAGTGGAAACGTTAAATTTATTTGCTTGGTCTAAATTAATTGGGTACTCCGTCTTAATTTCTTCCCATTGCAGTAAGATTTGTTGTTTCTCATTTGCTGTTAACATGTTGTCGTTAGACATGTCAGCAATTGCACTATTTGCATTCTCAGCTTCATTCTTAGCATTTTCTGCTTCTTGCTGTGCTTGCTTAGCTTGTTCTTCTACTTGTTTGATGTATTCCTCTAAAGCAGTTTGGTCACCCTTAATATCATCCCATGCAGGACTGTAATCAGTTGGTTTTGTACCTACTTCGAATTTCATCTTAACAGTATCAGATTTCTTATAGCTTAAACGAGCATATACTGCATTTTCTGGTGCAACATACGTTTTATGGAAATCTCCGGAATCAGCTACAGCTTGACCAGAGATAAACGTTTTACTTGTGTCATACCATGCAATGATAATACTGTTTGTCCCTGTGTTTCCGTATAAAGAAGCTACATAAGGCATTTTAGCTGTTACCTTGATATAGTTAGATACTACAGATTTATCTACGGCTGTTCCTACAGTACCATTATTTTCATTTAGTAGTCCTGCTGTTTGAGTATTGATTACAAACAAGTTAGAACCACCAATAGACATGTTATCAATTGCATTATCAATAGCATCTTTTACTTCACTAGCAGTTACTTTCTGACTAATTAGGTCTGCTTGTACTTTCAATTGCGCTGTGTTTGTTCTAACATCATTTTCAACAGTTTCCACTCGGGAAGCCATTAACGTGATAGCTTCGGATGTTTGTGTGATTTTTGTTTCTGCTACAGTAATATGGTTACCATAATCAGTCAGTTCATCACGAGCAATATCTGTAATACTTTTTAATAAGGTAATCTTCACAGCATAGTAATCAGAGAATACTGTCCGTAGTTGCTCCCCGTTAACAACACTTGTTTCATCCATATTCGCAAACAAAGGAGTAACAAATGTTTCTAAAGCTTTGTACTTAGCTGTATAGTTATCAGTATTTACTTTATACTTTGTTGCTTGGGCAATTGTTGTAGGGTACTCCTTAACAATAACGTCCCACTCTTTTTTCAACTGATACTTTTCAGAAGCAGTCAGCTTACCGTCACTAGCAATATCTGCAATCAACTGTTTTGCATTGTTTGCATCAATTTGTGCCTGTGCAGAGTCTGCTAAAGCTTGTGTCGCATCTACAGAAGCCTGAGAAGCTTTCTTCATTGCCTCTTCTAAACCGTCTTTTAACCCTTTAGTGATTGCATTTAGTAAATTGATTCGTTCTGTGTAGTATGCGCTAAATGTTTTACGCATAATAGAGCCGTCTACTACACTAGTAGCTTCCATGTCTTCCAATAAAGGAGTAACAAATGTTTCTAAAGCTTTGTACTTAGCAGTATATGTCGTGCTGTCTACTTCGTATAATTCAGCTTGTGCTAAATAAGTTGGGTATTCATTTTTAACAATGTCCCACTCTTTTAGTAAGTCTAGCTTCTCACTAGGAGTCAAACGGTTATCACTAGCCATATCAGAAATAATTTGATTTGCTCTATCTGCATCTTCTTGGGCTTGTTTAATAGCCTCTGCCATGTCTACGATAGAACTGTCAATCATATCTTGTACTTCTGTTGCACTTACTTTAGACTCTACTTTACCGGCTACAATTGTAATTTCTGTTTCTAGATTTACAATTTTACCGTCTTGTACTTCTGATTTATCAGCTAAAATTTGCAAGGACTCATTTGTCTTATTAATTTCAAAAGTAGCATTAGCTAACTTTTCATAAATATCATCTAAGTTGACACTTTCTGAAATTAGCTTACCTTGTGAATAGATACCGTCTTCACGAACTTCTAAGTCCATATCCCCATTACGTAGGTAAACGATACCTTCTTCATTAATACCTAGCTCACCAATCTCAAAACCATCGTTTAAGCGTACAGTATCTCCCTGTCTACGTAAACGTATTTTACCTTCTGGTGTCATTTCAAACATTGTCCGCCAGTCTTGTTCCGTGTCCATCATAGATGTACGGTATGTTCCATCTGGGTTAATGTGAATCATGAAGTTATGTGTATCAGGTTTATTATCATCGTCAAGGATACCTTGGTGTTTGAATAACACATTAGGTGCTCGACCTTTCATCGGTTCAATTAGCTCCCCGTCATTGTAATAAGATGTTCCTAGGTCTTCATAACGAGAACCGTAGCTAGCATCAGTCATTGGGGAGTTTCGCATGTCTTTTGTATCGAATGCAATAAATGATTTACCCGAGAACGTAACTACTCGGTTACCATCTCCATCAATGCTATCATAAGTCAATGATGGATACAAACTAAATTTTTGGTACATTTCCCCTGCTAAAGTCATATCTGTAGGGTCTGCATTAGCAAAACGTGTACGAGATAACTGTTTATTTACATCGTTGTTATTGTATACACTAATAACAATCGGCATATCTTTATCAGAATTAATAAAACCTACTAGGACAACAGTACCAACGGCAATGGGGTTTACCTGACCATATGGTTGTCCTGCAAGGTTTCGTCCACCAAATTCCATTGGTAAACGGGCAGAGAATCTACCTTCATTGGCATATGAGTTTTGAAAAACTTCTTTATGCTGTAATGCTAGTAAATCAACTGTATTATATTTATAATTAACTTGGATAACTTGGGCTAGCAACAAAGTATTAATTTGTTGTCCTTCTTTATATAATCTTTTATGTTCGGAACCTAACCCTGCCTGAAATCTACGTCCTCCTGCCAAGTTGATACCATCCTTTCTCTTGTATGTGTCTCTACTTAATATTATAGCACACATACTAGTTTTGTTTTTTACAGTAAAAAAACCTCGCTATTAACGAGGTTAGTTGTATCTTTTTACGTCTCCATCGAATGCGTCCCACCAGTATCCACTTGTCATGTCTGACACAATGATACCTGCTGTAGGACTTTCATTCATATTACCTGAACCATTACATGCAACCATTTTCCCTTCACCGCAGTAAATTCCCATATGCTCGCAATTGAGGAACCAGATAATATCTCCTGCTTTCATCTTATCAAAGATAGCAGAGTTCTTTTGACCACGGGTAGCTATTGTTTCAAGTTTCGTATCCGCAATAATACTCCATGTAGTCATCCCAGTTGCTCCACCATTCAATTCTACACCTGCATGTTTGAAACACCACCATACAAATGACGAACAATCTGTAGCAATAGGTGAGCTTTCAAATGGGTCTCTACCTGTACGTCCGCCTCCCCAGTCGTATGCAGACCTAAAGGAAGATTCCGTCTTAGAGTGAGAACGCCCCCAGTTTACAGCTTTCATTGCTACTGTACCACCCGGGATATTCGATGGGTTTGTGCTACCACTTGAACCACCGCTAGAGCCAGAATTGCTGTTGTTTTCATTATTTTTCTTTTCTTGCTCTTCTAGTAAAGCTTCTAAAGTCTTTTCACCTAACATACCTCCTGAGAAGTCTTCTGACTTGCCCCAAAGATGTGTAAAACGGTCTTTACCACCATTTTTAAGACCACGAGTAACTCCTAAAGTTGTCGTGTAACCTTGTGTGTAGGAGAAGGTGTGCTCTACGGATTCAATGTAATATTCCCACAATTCGTTATTCTGTTCGTCTACTACGAATAGTCTTCCACCTAAACGATAGTCTGGGCTACCCTTGACTACAATGTCTCCACTATAAAAGTTAGGGTTCTCACAGTACCAGTTAGCTAAACGTTTTGTAAACTCTTTTACATACTTTGTATCAGAACCAGAAACTGTTGTGCTATCACTCGGATTGTTCTTCATGATTTCGTCGTATCTAGTTTTACGTAAACTTTTTTGACCTACAAATTCACTAGCAATAGATGTAGCTTGGTTATCTGTTAAGTTGAACTTGTTCATAAGCTCATTCTTAATAGTAGTAGTTTCTTTATTACCCGCTTCATCCTTGTAATCTTCTAAGAATTTTACAATTTTTTTATAGGTAGGTTTTTCTTTCCCGTTACCTTTGCTAGCATTCTTTTCGTTGATACCAGTTATATCTGTGAACTGCTCTTTTGTTAAGCTCTGTGTCATGATATACTGGTCAATTATTTTGTCTGCCATTGTTCCTGTGATACGTCTGTCTACTTGAAGTATTTTAGCTCGAACATTACCACGTTTCACTCTTAAGATGTCTAGTGGGTAACCACGTAAATAATTCATTACTGTACCATAAGTCGTATCAAACGCACTAGATTCATTCGTATCTTTGTCTCTAGTTGCACGTCTTTCCGTGGCAGTATCTTCGTTAGTTTCTGTATCCCCATCTGTAGTTGTATCAGCACTATCTGCATCGTCACCACTATCTACAATTGCACCTTGTAAATATTTGTTATCAACTTCTAGCTTTTTATAGCCATACTTGTTAACTAAAGCAGGGAATACCTGTGGTTTAGAACCAAGCATCATAGAGTCTGTACCATAAAGATTATTTATAGAAATGTTAAAGATAGAATAGGCTTCTGTATCATTTGTTGCTACTGACTCAGAAATAACTTCTTTAGATGTTACAGTATACGTAGTTAAATTTTCCCAATCCTCTTTATCAAATGGTGTTCTACGCATAATCATTCGACATTTGTTTCCCGGTGTAGCATCAAAGAACAATTCATTGAATGGTTTAGCTGTGATGTCGTCTAATAATTGTTTTAAAGAACCCTCATAGTTAATATATGGGGTATTATCTATCAACCGCTCTGCTTCTGTCCAACTATCTAATTCCCACTCTAAAAAGCGCTCTAAGCCTTCTCCGTTAAAGTCAAATTTCATATACTGTAAGAAACGGTTCATCATTCCTTCTGCTAACTGACTGGCGCTTCTACCTGTCATTTTAACCCCTTCTTGGGCATCATCAGGGAGCCAACCAATATCAGTTAATACAACACTTACTTCTTGGATAACACCTAAGTCAAACTGCATTAAAGCCTTAGCAAAGGATTGACCTGTGATACGATACATCTTAGAGTTCTCCCCATAGTCTCCTTCAAGTCGTACTTCTGAAATTAACCCGACTAGTAAGACTGGGTTCACAGGTAGGTCACTGGTTATATCAGGATAAAGTCGTAGTACAACTGCATCGTTAGCTTTTAAAATTCTGTCCCAGTATACATCTCCGGCTAGAACAAAAGAAAAGACCGCACTATCGTCTTCCATTGCATTTTTTGTTGTTAAACTGATAACAGATTCTATCATAAAGTTATTAGAAACTTCTGAATCATTATCTTTGTTCACTACAGAAGTATTAGATTCCCCAGTTTGTGCATCATACGTAATATGGTATTCATCTTTTTCTGTATAAAACGCTAGGTTAAATCTAGGATAACGTAATTCTACCGCCATAGTTTACCTCCTTCAATAAATAAAGGGGGAGCGAGTCCCCCTAGTTTTCTTAAACTCGTTTCGTTTCTTTTGTAAAGAAACTCATTGCATCATCGACTGATTGCAGAATCTTACCTGCTGTTTTATTGCCAATTTCATTAGCAATACTTTCAGAAGTTCCGCCACCTTGAACAGTTACATTAACCTTAACTTCGTTCGTATTGGTTAATGTTGGTGCCTGTGCTGAATTACCGGAACCTGATAGACTAATTCCACCTACACGAGAAGACCAGTTATCCCCAGAACCATTACCAAACAAACGGAATTTCTGTGCAGTTTTACGAGAAGCCTCTGCTAGTAATCTAGGAGCTGTAGGTTGGTGCGGGTTAATAACATATTCATCTTGTCCCGGTACCTCACCAAGTAAGGCATGTTCCGGAGAAGTGATATGTCCACCCATTGCGTGAGTCTTACTACCCGTTGGGCCCCAACCACCAAGGGTAGTATCTTGTCTCCAATTACTGTTGTTAAAGTAAGCCATTAATTGGTCATATCCCTTGTTAATATCACCATAGCCCTTCGCTTTGTAATGTTGGAATGTAGGGTCGATAAATTGTAACAACCCTTTAGAAGGAGTTCCTTTTTGAGCATTAGAATCCCAATCATTTACAATTGTCTCGTTACCATTAGACTCGTGTTGAATTAGAGAAAGAAGCTTTTGAACATCGGCATCAGTTAAATCGTCAATCCCTGACTCCTTCGCCGCTGCTCTAATTGCTTTTTCCCAGTCTCCACCAAAATCTTTACTTGTAGGGTCGTCACCGATACCACCACTATCACTGCTATCACTAGAACCTTTATCATCTTTTGAGTTACCAAAGATGCCGTTTTGATTTCTAGCTTGGTTTAGGATTCGTTGTGCTCTATCAAGTAATTTTGAGTAAATAGACAAGTTGGTTGCTTCCTCAGCATTATTTTCAGCACGTGTTTTTTCAGAAAGGACATGTTTGTTTGCCATGTCTCGTTCTTCCTGTTTACCCGATTTGTTCTCTTGTCCCTTAAGCGTTTTTTGTCCACCTGCGGAAGTACCTGTATCTACTTCGTCTGCATAAGCTTCCTCTCCACCAAAGAACTTACGAACGCCATCTACTAAACCACCACCGGCTTTATTACCAATTAAACTACCTCCGACAGCACCTAACGCACCACCAATAACTGTACCGACACCCGGCATAATAGCTGTACCCGCTAAAGCACCCAGTTTAGCTCCGGCAAAACCACCTGCTAAACCTCCGGCATTCTCTCCGACAGATTTTACTTTGTCATCCGAACTAGCAATGTCAAGTGCAGAACCTACTAAAGCAAGTGGTAAAGCTACCTTACCTGCCACTTTACCGACTTTACCTGCCATAGAGCCTGCTTTGGTAGCTCCTGCGATACTATCAGCACTAGCAATATTTGCACCTGCTAAGTCCTTAGCTGTGCTACCTGCATTCTTAAGACCTGCTGACCATCCACCAGTAGCTTTACCAGATTTAAAGGCTTGTCCTACACCTTTGAAGAATGAACCGCCTGCACTGCCTGCTCCGGCTGTTGTAGCTCCGGCAGAGAATGTTCCTCTCGTCAAGTTTCTAACAAAGCTAGAGAGACCACCCATAGTTCCAGAAGTAATCAAAGCAGTTGCTAGGGCACCCATACCAGCACCTAAAGCATACATAGCCGGAGGGATTCCTCCTAATTTAGAGTTAATTCCTCGTAGAGCATCTCCCCAGTCGTTGATACTGGAAGCCTGTTTCTCAGTTACTGCTTCGGAACGGTTAGCCATACCCTCTTTAGAGTTAGCATAGTCATCTGCATTCTTCTTGTATTTATCTTTACCAGTAGACTGGCTTTCATTCATAATCTTATTGATATTTTCTTCATTTAGATTACCATTACCGTAAGCCTTCATGATACCATCTACTTGGTCATTAGTTGCATTTGTACCAAATAGTTCGTGCATAGCACTTTTAAGGACATATTTCTGACCTTTTTCATCATTAGGAACAGCTTTTTGTACACTACCAATAATCTTTTGCAGATTTTCAGGGGTAGCTCCCTCTTCTTGTTTACCTGCTAAGTCATACATACCACTTAAACCTTGGTATTGAGTACCCTTACCTAGTAATAAAGAAGCCTTGTTGTTCCAAACACTACCTTGAATACCCGCTGATAAACTAGTCATTAACTCGGCACCTTGTTCACCTTGAACGGCACGAGAACCAGTTTTATTCAACAATGTAAGCATAGCCATTTGTTGTTTAAGTTCCTCATTACTACCATTACGTCCACTAAACGATTGGTCACTTAATGTTTTCAAAGCATTTAACTGCTCTTTTTCACGACCTACCATACCAGATTTTTGGATAGCTCCTAAGAAACCTTCTTGAATCGCTTTAATTTGGTCTTTACCGCTCACAGCGCCTCTACGCATTTGGTCGTTCATGAATCCACTTAAGGTTTCAGAATCAACAGGAACTGCACGTGAACCTTCTGCTAAAGCTCTAGTATTGGATGTTAAGTCTTCTTTATTGGTAAATCCAATATTACTTAACGCATCTTCTTGGAATTGAAGCATATCAGCTCCTTTATATCCAAGTTGTTTTTCAACACCCATCGTTT